TTGTATAGTTCTCAGGGCAGATAGCCACACATACGCCGCCTACACTCTCTTGGCCTGCAGGACAGCCTTCAACTGGAACAACTGGATCAACTGGATCAACTACCTTGGCTGCAGGTGTGTTGTAGAGGATATTCGGGTCAACACCCGCCGCTATTAGGTCATCAAAGGACAGGCCCTTATCCGTGGCGATCTTCTGCATTTCCAGCCGCTCTGCCGCGTCAATACCATCGACCATGATCTTGTCGTAGTAGTTCTGGACATCAGACGACATAGTGGCTGTGGCCGCATCGCCCGTGTATGCCGGCGTGCCAGCAGGGGAGGTGAATATCGCATCTATCAAAGCAGAGTCAATGCCTGCGTCAAGCGCATCCTCTACACTAATGTCTGAGGCCATAATATCAGCGTAAGCTGCAGCCGCATCATATTTCCCCGTATCCATCTGTTCCTGAACCCTAGTCGCCGCGTTCTGGATGTCTTGTGCTGTCGCGCCGTACTTGCCGTAGGTCTTAACGTCGCCTCCTTCAGCCATCTTCATTGGTAAACCGGAGAGCATTTCTCGTGCGGACATATAAGCCATTGGAAAAGACCTTTGCTGAAAACAGGGTTGTACTTCTATCTTAGCATTCTAGCCCTAGTAATACTCAGGAACAAGCCCCTCGGTCGCCGGCTCATCCTCCTCGTCACTGTGCAAAGAGATGAAATTCCCCGCGCGGAATCGCATCAAAGCCTGAGTCGTGCTATCTACTTGGTCGTCATTGTCGCCATTAGGAAACGCCGCGCACTCCTCGATCAAATCCAACGCCCAGTCATCCTCCGTCGCCCAGACCATCCCGCTCTCTAAGATCGGAGCAACAGAGTTAGCACGCGATACCTTGTCTTGGCCGGCACGCCGCCCGCCGGGTGAGTACATCGTGACAGGTATGCCCATGCGCCGAAGCTCCTGCTGAAGCGTGGTCCCCGTCGCTTTGGCCTCGATCAACACGTTATCTGGCTGCCAATAGTCATACTGCTCCTTGGCCTTGCGCTTGAGGTCAGGGAAGTCCCATCGGCCCTTCCTTACATCCATCAACAAAATATTCGGACCAGAGTCCTCGCTAGGGAAGAACACGCCCCACGTCGTAATGACAGAATAGTCCGCCGTCTCCTTCTTGGAATACGCCGTGTCATAAGACTGAATAATATACTCAACCGGAGGCAACTCGTCATGCTCCCACTTCTGCCACCACTCCCGCTTCAAGATCGCGCCCTCATCAGAGGTAGGCTTCTGCTGGTACATCGCGTTCCACTTCTGAATGGACATCGATGCTCGGACAGCACGCAACTCTTCAAGCGCCCAGAAACTCGGCCAAAGAGCTCGCTCATTCTCCTCGTGCTCGTCAAACACAGCAGGGAACTCAATAACCTCCCACTGGTCCGCGTTAGTATTAGACTGAGACTTGAGCAGTCGCGCAGTCAGATCCTTGGTTCCCCATCGCGTCATAACAATAACAATAGCCCCGCCAGGCTGTAGTCTGGTCCGTGGGCCGGAGGTATACCATTCCCACGCATTGTCCAAGGCCAGCGTAGACTGCGCGTCTTGCTCCGAGTGCGGATCATCAATGATCAACATATCCGCGCCACGGCCCGTCATCGCTCCACCAACGCCCACGGCAAAATACTCACCGCCCGCGTCAGTGTCCCACCTTCCGGCGGCTTTACTGTCTGCCCTCAAGGCAACGTCAGAAAACACCTCCTTATACCGATCAAGGTCCATCAGGTTACGCACCTTACGTCCAAACCTGACAGCCAACTCGCCCGTGTGCGTCGCCTGAATAATCTTGGTCTGGGGTCTTTTACCCATGATATAGGCGGGAAGTAGATAAGAGGCAAACTCACTCTTAGTGTGCCGTGGCGGCATGTTCACGATCAAGCGCTTTAACGTGCCGTTGGCTATCCGATCAAACGCACTCGCCATGATCTCGTGATGGCTGCTGATTATCGCTTCAGGCCACACGTATCGAGAGAATCCAATAAAAGTATCCTGTGCCTGCTCCTGTCCCTGAAGCAAAGCTAGACGTAACTCTAGACGTAACCGCTCCGCTTCCACATCCTGCTGCCTGTCAGGTAACTGCATAACTCCCCTTGCTTTCATTAACTACAAGATGCTGCCTTAACTGCTCCCAATTCACCGCGTTTAACGGCCAACGGTCAATGGGCCGCGTCTCTAGGCCCCGCGCTACCAGATCTTGGACCTGTAACCCATGATAAAGCAGCAGAGATTTCTCAGATAGTTTCTTGGTGGACTTCGGATGCCACTCCACTAACAGGAAGGTCGGCATCCCCATTCGCCCATGCTTCAACGCGAACGCTATCTGATGAGGGCTCACCCTCACCTGCTTCCCCGATGTCACTACCTTCAACTCCATCAGCACATACCCGCTCTTCGGTAGCGCTATCAGACAGTCCGGGAACCCCATCGTCACCTTGTTCTCTACCCTCGTTATCACCACATTCGGCAGATTCTGCTTTATTCTCTTGTAAAGAAGCCCTTCTGGACCTTTCGCCATTTCGCATCGCCTCAAGCATCGTTGTAGGAGAATCCTCAATATCTTCCGGTGTCACGTCTATCAGCTCTTGAGGAGGACTGCCGTACAGCGCCTTTATCTCCTCCAACTTTCTCTGCACCTCCTCCTTCGACATGCTATCTATCGTGCCTACACGTATCTCCCTGCGGTCAATGTATATTGTCCCAAGAGCTTGGCCTCTACGGTACTCGGCAGAGACAGCCGCGCCAAAGTTTCCCGCATCAAGGGCCTTGTCTCTGATTACCTGCAGGTCACGCATATGCCGCTCAAAGTTAGTGCCGTACTTCTCAGCAAGCTGGTGTCGGTATTCTTGGATCGCGGCTACCACTTGAGGGTGATATCTAGGGTCCGTCAGCCTATTTGACTCCCACGACGCATTCTTCTCGGAGTACCCAGCACGGATCGCGGCCTCCTTCAACGTGACCCTACCGTCCTCGGACACCAGCTCTTGGACAAACTTCCACTGCTGCGGGGTTACCGCTTTAGGCTGCGACTTCAAGGGCTTTACAGGGGCGTTCAACCTTTCCATTAACTTCTCCCCTTGGGTTACAGGCAGAGGAGGAGAGTTAAACAGTTCTTTGGTTCTTTTGCTCAAGGATATCTCCAGGTGCATCTAAGGCACGGGACTTTGGGTTGGCAGGCTTTCTACTTTCTAAAGCGGGAATGATACAAAATTTGCAAAAAATTTTATAGCTTTTAATTTTCTAATGTAAGGGGGCGGGTTAGCAGGTAGCGTTTCACGTGGAACATGGGCCATTTTTGTTTTGAGCGGAATTAATTGTATGAAACCTGATCTACGTCGGGTTCCCCAGAGCGGCGGCGAGCGAGCGCTCGGTCGGTATCGAACGAGCGCTCGTTTTATGCTTGGAATCGGCCATAGGGTACCTGCTATTTCCGGTAATTGTAATTACCGGAAATAGTGGAAATAGGGTAAACTCCAGGAAAATCAATAGGTTGAGAGTGAAACCTGGTTTTCTATATGCCCATTATCCTTAGTACTCTAAGCATATTGGCCCATTATCCGCGAATCATGGCCCATTGATCGCGGCCCAATGCATTGGGCCAATTGGGCGCGGTTCTAGGATAATGGGCCGGATATCGCGGCCGATGCCCAAATGCATACGGTGCGCGATCCGTTGCGCTTGCTAGGCTCGGTTTAGTGAATTAGATGGCCGTCTATGCCGTGCAATAGTTTTAAGCGCACTAGCAAGCTTTAAACAGCGTTATACAATGCCATTACATCTATTACGTCTAATCCTCATTATTACAGCACTGAGTTTAAATATTCTAATTCTCGCAGGATCCCCTATAAAAAAGCAAAAAAAGGGTTAAGACATTACGTCTAGACGTAATAATCACGTTTAACGTAATACGCCATAACCCCTATGTACACTGACTCATTACGCCTAATTACGTCTATTACGTCTAAAAAATTATTACGACACCATAAAAAAATATTCTAGCTCACAGACGTAATAGAATCGAAAAAACAACGGTTTTCTGGAATTACCTATAAAGAGTCGATCAAAAGAATAGAAAAGTAGTCTAAAGTAGTTGCAAGTATGGCCGATAGTATTTATAGTTAAAATCCAACATCACCAATAGAAAGGAATGCAGAAAATGCAGAAACTACTAGTACGATATCAAGCCAAGCCGAATGACAAATTAGCGGCGCGAATCAAAGCATATGATCATAAGCACCCCTTCTCTGCCATGTTCCTAACTGCAGAGCAAAATGCACTATTAGCCATGATCCTTGGATCGTGAACCATGCACATATTAAAAGAGATACTATTAGCATCAATACCCGCCATTTTTTTCCTATACGTTTTATTTGCTTTTTTCGGAGCTTAAACAATGAATAAGATACAAGCACTCTTTAACGTCATTAATCACAATCTAGCGACCATAGACGGAACCATGTCATATGAGCGTATTGCAGACTGTCTTATTAGCTTATCTAATACCGTTATGGATACAGATACAGATGAATTTATATGGTCTATAGGTGAATTCGGCGCATTTACTTTAGATGATCTAATTACTGGTGCTTACTGGCATTTTACGGAATGGCATAGCGGCCAATTCTCAAAAGGATATGTAGCTTTAAGCGCATTGGGCCGTGTATATCAGCCTAATATGGAAATGCCAGATACTGACAATTTAGCCTATCAATTTTTAAATGATATGGCCGAAAATAAGGATTAGTAGTTATTGAGATAGCATTCTCGCGAGAGTGCTATTGATTGTAATTATTAACATTTAACTAGAAAGGATACAGAGAATGAATAGATGCCATTTAGACAATAAAGTAAGCACAGAATTAGGTTCTGATTTTTTCCGCGTTAACAACGATGTTAACGGGAATCCGCGTTATGTTATCAGCTTTATAGCTTTTTCCGATAATTACGAAAAAGCTAAAAAGATAGCAAATAGTATCGGCTTTAGCGTATATCGAGGTAGGCAATTCGGCGGCGCTTTTGTAGGACAATCATACAACCTTGAAAGCACGGCCGCTCATATTATAGACAGTAGGATAGATTAGTAGTTATTGAGATAGCACTCGCGAGAGTGTTATCAATTGTAATTATTAATATTTAACCTAGAAAGGATACTGCAAAATGAACAGAACCGACTGTAAACGGCTCGCTAAGGCGGCAAGTAAAAAGAATAAGAAGTTTGCGATAGCTATTATCGACAATATTTTATTGACCGAAACCGGCGTGCATTGGATTCGGGATTTAAATAAACTCAAAGCTTTTCTACTGTATAAAAAACCAGGTTTTTCAATTTTCGCAAAAGACGGCAACGGCAAACTGCCATTTTTAGCATTTAGCAGTTTAGCAGGTGAAGATTATTGTATCGGTGCCGGTGAATGCTTGAAATTTTGCTATTCGTTTAAAGCTTGGCGGTATCCGGCGGCATTTTGTCGTCAAGTGCAAAATAGTGTTTTGTTGCAAACTAAAGCAGGTCAAAAGCACATTCTAATAGCGCTAGATAAATTCGCGCCAAAAAACGGCGCTATAGATTTTCGCTTATATGTAGACGGTGATTTTACCGGCATAGCAGATATTGAATTTTGGATGGAAGCATTGACAGCGCGGCCGTGGTTATCGACATACGGTTATAGCAAATCATGGCAGTCTTTTTTGGACTACACGGGAACCGTGCCAAGTAATTACAAACTAAATTTGTCTAGCGGTTCAAAATACGGTGACGATATAAAGGATAAACTTAAAGCTTTTGACTATGTGCGCGGTGAATTTATAGCGGTATCAGTCGGCACGAAAGTGGCCACACAGGATCACGCAAAGCGAGAACATCAATCTGTTTTACGTAAAGCATACGGCAAAAAAGCTTACACTTGCACGGGTAAATGTGGCGATTGTACGCCAGTCGGCCATGCCTGTGGCAGTGATCGCTTTAAAGGTATCGACATAATAATAGCGGTTCACTAATAGAAAGGATAAGAGCATGAAAAACTGGAAAGCTGTGGCAAAAGTGACAGATGGCGATGGCAATAAAACATTTTTGTTTTTCCATAATGCCAAACAAGAGTATGTGATTCAGTACCGCAGTCCTTACGGTGTGCGAGTAGCTACACGTCGAACGCATGATTGGGAAACCGCGCACTATCTATTTGCAAAAGAGTATAGAAGGAATAAAGCATGAAAAAAATTAAGCTAGACGGTTTCGGCGATATCTTAGAATTCGCGGAGTCTATTGGATGGATAGACTCGCATGGCAATGCATCACAGGGCAACT